CCCCCGGTAGCGCTCGAACCCGTGCCAGTGCTGCCACCCGTGCCGCCCGTTCCTTTGGGTAGCGCTATGCTAGGATTACTTTGGGCGTAGCCCTCTAGGTATTCCTGAATGCCCATCGGCTTCGATGGATCAGCCTTGGACCGGATAGGCTTTCCGTCCGAGCCCTTGATCACTACGTTATCGCCATCAAGATCGGACACGCTCTTTAAGTGCCCGACTACGAGATCGCGAGCGCCTTCAACGAATAGCTTCGACGCGATCTGAATCGCGGGAGTTGAGATTGAATACTCTCTGACTTTCCCGGTAGCGGCTTGGAGCGATTGCTCAAGCTCGGTCAGCTTGCCTTTGTATGCATTTTGCTCCTCTTCCCTAGCATCCTTGATCAGCTTGTCGATCTCTTCTCTGTTCCCCGCCGCCTTGTCTCGCTTCATCAGTTCGTAATCTTCGAGGATTCCCTTGAGGCGGTCCGGCGAACCTAATTTATTCCAGCCCTCTAGCTGCTTGTTGAGATCGGTATGCTTTGCATAGAGGTTATCAAATTTGCTTTGAAGCTCGTTAAACTTCTCGACCGGGATCGCCGTTGTTCCTGAATTGCCGCCGCTCGATCCCTCTCCCTTTGCGCCTTCTCCGCTTTTGTTGTCACTCATTTGAGTAGTACCTCATCAATCGCCCGTTGAATTTCCTCTAGCTGCTTATCAGATAGAGCAAAAAACTTTCTTGTCTCATTGTTGTATGCGGCTTTGGTTCCCTGCTTAGCCGACAGGAAATAGATCTCGCCTACCGGCTGTTCGCCTTCGATTCGTGTTCGAGTCGTAATTGATGCCAGCATTGCCCCGGTTTGCGTAAGGTTCACCGGTGCGGTTTGGCGCTTCGTTCTGATCTTTTGTTTCTTGGTTGAATCGGCGTAAGGCTTAAACGGCTGTTCGTTTACGTCCCGGCCTTCGTTCGTGCGCGTGCTGATTTGCCTCTTGGCCCGAGCCATTGCCCGGCCTAGCGCTACCTCGATCTCTCTGCTATTTGCTACCAGATTCCGCACGCGCCAATCCCGGCGCACGTCTATTCTAATCAACCTCGATAACCCTCTGCCTCTGCGTCTTCTTGTGAGATTGGTTCCCACCTATGGCGGCAATTGTAACCGCCGCCGTATTGCATAACGTTTAAGCCTTGCCCGTTTGCGTCTCGTTCGCTCATAGCGTCGATCTCTTTCAGCGAGTAAATCGGAGGATCTCGCGATAGGAGCCCCGCGCAAAATGGCCTCGTGGCCTCATCCTCCGGCCCTACATAGAGGAATAAATTAAACCCTAGCTCTTTAGCCTTTGCGGCATTAACAGTGCGAGCGAACGAATTGGTGAGAGTCCTTAGCTCGGTCCTTAAATGATTCCCAAGCCCGTCCTCAAGATCGTCGAATAGCGTCAGATCCGGCTCGGTCCCAAGTAGTACCGAGCGAGCCAGTACCGTTTGAACCTCGCCGATATAGTCCCGGACCGTGTTTCCTACGCGCCCGGCGTCGAAGGTTATGAGCGCCTCTATAGTTTCCCTATCGGCCTGACTGAATGGGTTAGCCTTAGCAATGTCCAGATAGAGATCCGAGAGTGTTTTAAGCTCCTGCACGTATATAGGCGTGAGTTCCGCGAGTTTGTCACTTAGCCCTTGGCGCTCTAGCACATCGTACAGGCTCACAAGCTGTGAAAGCGCCTCCCGCTGCTCCACGTCCCCGCTGATATTCCGTAGGGTTTGAAGCACCGAGCGCCTGAATACTAGCGCAAGCCCTTTAAGCCATTTATCTATCTGTTCATCGGTAGCGCGGATCTGCTTTCGGAGATCAACCACCGAATATGCCACCTAGTAAATTCTCGCGCTGAGCCGCTCCGGTTTGTGCTCGGCTTGGCTGTAGGCTCTCCGTGATCTTTTGCGTCTCCTCTTGTGAGTAATCGAGCGCCGCAATAATGCGCCTCATATGCGCCAGTTCCCATTCAGGGTTAGAGGCAAATTGCTGAGATAGCATTGGGATAGCTGAGATCAGCTCGGTTATGCTTTGATCTGTAACGTCCTTATTGAGAATGAATCGGCCTTCAAATTGCTTGGTGAGGTAGGTCCGATCCTTAAATGTCGCGTATGCTTGCACCGCCTTGGTTACAATATCCTCAAGCTCGCCGAGCGCCTCCCTTACCAGGTTTGTGGTGTCCCGGCGCTGCTCTACGGAAGCCTCCGCGCCCATAGCCTCGCGTGAGTCTCCGGGGAGTGTCCTAAGCTGATTGAGCGCTGCTCGTAGCGCGTCTTCTCTTGCTTGCGCTACCGCCTTTTCGAGCCCCACCGGATCAATAGCGTCGATACTGATAATGTCCTGCCCCTCGCTCAAAAGGCCCATGATGTACTCAGCGAGCGCCTTTCGCTGATCATCGCTCATATTCGTGCCGCCCTTCACGAATAGCTTTTGATAGCCCTGATAGTAGTTTACGTTATCGAGCGCGGATCTAAGGTTAAAATGTCTAATGATCTCTTGCGCGGCGTCCTTCATCCAGGACTGACCGAACCACAGAACGCCGGGAATCTCCTGCTGAGCAAGCGGGATCTCTTCAATGAGCTGCCAGCCGTCGGCGGTTTGCCGATCCGTCGGCATGTCGTACTGCTTAAACTCTGCGCCCTGATAGCGCTTAAGAACTATCCCGCCCTCCGTCCTCACATAGCTATCAGAGTAAAGCCTACGCACCGGCTCATCTGTATCCGATCGAGGTAGCTCCTCTAGGTAAACATACCTCAGCATGTTAAGCCGATTCAGCCGCGAGTGATCGCGCTTTTCAAAAACCCAGTCATGCACGTTTAACGGGTGAATTGATTTGAGGAACGGCCTAAGGCCCTTGGTTGTCTCCTCCTCTGCATTAACCGCGCCGCCCCTTGGTGCGTCTGCAATAACACACACCGCCCCGAGGTTGATGTAATTCGAGAAAACAACATCCGAGATAAAGGTATCAAGGGATCGGCCCTCGCGATCGATATCTTTGAGATCGTCACCTGCCAGCGCTATCAAAGCCTCATCAGCCGCGCCGGGTTTAAGGAAGAATAGAGATCTAAGAATTGAGATCGAGATCTCTTGCAGGTTCAGATAGCGCGTGCGCTCCTGCCTTGTCTTAAGCAGATCCGCCCCTTCCGGTTTCTTCTCATTCTCGTGCCGAAACAGGTATTTCGTCACCAGGGTACTATGATCCCCCTGATAGAGATCGTCCCATAGCGTCCACTTAGGGGACTGCGTAAGGTAATAAGGGTTTTTATAAAGTGTTGTCATTTGATTTTATAACCTTCGGCGGCGATAGATTGATCGCGCAAGCCCTGCGCCGCCTGTGCCGGAATCAGTAAACTCAGCCATCTGTTCAATGTTTGCCTGAGCAATGGCGAACATTCCTTCAAAGCTCGGATGAGCGCTATTAGCTTTTTGAAACGTGGCGTATTGCGCTACGCCATCACCCACGGTCGGCGATTCCATCCCCACCACTGCCGGATAAGTAGCCTGCGCTAGTGAAGCGGTGGCCCATGTCCCGCTTGTCGTCTCGCTTGTGCCGTGCTGCTGGTCGCTGCAAAACACAATGGAGTTCGCGGGCAATGATTGGGCAAGTAGCGCCGCAAAAGTCTCCCGCTGTGCGGTGCTGGTCGATTGCGTTGCGTTATGCATGAACACCGCATCAACCCCAAGCGCATCCACTATTTTGCGCGGAAGATTAAGCGCCCCGCCGTCGGTTTGCGGCTGATACCCATTCCCGCCCCATCCTGCTTGCCCCCAGACCCAACCACTTACGCCAAGCGCCCACACGTCCAAAGCAAGAACCACGGCGATTCTGCTACTTACCGAATCGCGGGTAATTCTTAGGCCCTGATACTCAAGCGTTGGGAGCGCTGCGTCGGTTTCAACGGTCTGAATGCTCCAAGGCCCAATTTTAAATTCCGAATCGACGGTTGAAGGTGCAATAGCAAAGGCATGGCGCAGAATGAGCGTGGTTTGACCGGGAATCGGGGTGTCCTCCGATACGGATTCAATTTCAGCGATTCCGTGAAGCCCAGTGCCTCGGTAGCAATAAACCGCATAGCCTGCCTGCGCTCCGAGCCCGACATTCGGCAACACTAGGGTACGGGTGCCAGAATTATAGGCGCCAGTGAATAATTCTGTTTCAGATATCGAGGTATCGAGATTATAGGTTCCAATGCTAACCGGCGTGCCTGCTGAGTTTTGCGCCGCGCTCTCTTCGAGGCTCACTGTCACGCTTGCCGCTCCGGGATATTTGAGCAAATGAACTCGGTGCTTCCATCCGCTCCCGCTCGCCCCGTCTAATAATGTGCCCGGCGCTTTTCGCGCTTTGTGGGATATATATGCGCCGTTAGACACTAGCGCCAAGCCCCGGCCCGGCCCTTCGTTCGTGCGGCCTGAGTTGGTCCAGAAGTGAGTGAAGTCTCGATAACTCGTTGACCCGCTGCTAACCTGTGCGATTGTTCCGCTGCTTAAGGGATTAGCTGGCGCATCGTGTCCGAATCTTCTGGCAAGCGAATCTAGGACCGGCGAATTGATGAATCCCGCGCACTTTGAGAACGTAGCGCCAATATACCCATGAGCGTGGTTGCCGGGGTAGTTGTAGAATAGTTCGGTGTTGACTGGCCCGGCATCATAGTAAGTGCCGCGCATCCCGCGAGAGTTCGACCAAACAAGAATCTTTTCTAGTCCTCGTGGCTGATTCAATGCTACGCGCTTGCAAATTGGAGAATTTACTGAATTGATGCCGTTAGTAGTTTGGCCCGGCACAGCCCGGACAAAAAAGCTAGGGACTAGCGCTTCATGGTCTGCGGCGGTAAGAGTCCCGACTACTACAGTCGGTCGCACCGTGTCGAAGTCGCCTGAATTGGTAGCACCCGAACCTTTACGAATCCACGTGTAGTTAGTAGTGGCTCCGCTAATTAGCGTAGTCCCGCGCCGTATGCCATCGGTAGCAGTTGCTACAATTGCCTTATCTGTTTCTTGCGGGAGCGAAACATTGAACGCGAGCCATTCGGCATCACTTAGTCCGTTCAAGCCATTGCCCACATGCTGGAGCATCCCAAGCGCATTTTTTGAATCGTAAACGGCATCAACGATGGCTTCATATGCCGCTTGCGTTGCAATTTGAACATTTTTAACTACGCACGGCCCTAATTCGCCATACCACGCCGGAACGGCCGCGCCGCCGCCGTCTGCTGGATTTTGGAAGTTTCTCAGCAAATAAATATTACCCGCTGAATGCGTGCCGGTTGCTGCCGCAATCGAGCCGTAAGCTCTGCCGTTGTTATCTTTCGAGCAAACATGTAGCGTCCCTGCCCCTTTATCCCAGCCCACCAATGAAAACACCCACTGGTCAATTGAATCGGCTCCAATGTTTGCGGTCACTGTGGCAATGCTCACGGTATTGTCGAACACGCGAGCACCGTATGCAGAATTTGAATTTCTTACAGCGAGAACGTTCTGAATAAAGAACGGCGTGCGAAACGTGGTTGAGGCCGCTAGCGGTCGATAGGTCCAAAGCCCGACTACAAATGAGTTGCTCGCGCCAGTGCCAGACAGCCAAGCTGGCAAGTCTGCGCTCGCGATTTCAATATATGTGCTAGCGCCGCCTGTGTTGCTTATGTACATTTATCTAGCGTTCAGCCCCCAAGTCTTAAACTGTGCCGGTAGTTCCAGATCATCTCCGCCGCTCATGATGTAAAGCCCATAACCGAAGGCGTCCGGGTAGTGCGTCCATGTGTCTTTTGTTGGTTTCTCAATTTCCCAAGTCCCTTCCTTTAGTGCCGTCCGAGTCAGTCCAGATCTAAGCCTGTTACAGTGCGCGGCTATCTCTACCATGTCGTAAGCGAGTAGCGCGTTAACCCGTTCGAGCCTCGGCCTTACGTCTGGATTGTCTCTAGTTGCGAGCACCACCACATTTCTGTAACCCGCCGATCGCATGTAGCGCTCGATCTGCGAGTAGTCGCAAAGCTCAGACTTGTGAGATCCAGCTG